GGGGGGGGGGGGGGGGGGGGCCGGCGGGGGCCGCCGGCCCACCACCGTTATGTGTGTGTCAGTTGTCCAGCCACCACTCGGCCAGGTAGGCGACGGTCTCGTCGGTCAGGGCGGAGAGTCCGTCGTGGACGATAGTGAATCCGTCGGCATCGTACTGCCAGAGTCCCCAGGAGACGACGTCCTCGCGCACGTGGAGTCCGAGCGCCCGACCGCCGTCGGTGGTGCTTCGCTTGAGGCCGATGACATCGCCGGTCTCGTCCACCCAGTAGTCCGTGTCGCCCCAAGCGTCGGCGGCGGTGCCGACGGCGTAGGCGATGTCCCTGTCGGTGGCGACGTTCTCAACGGTGGTGGTCATTGCCTTGTCCTCTCTATCCCTGGCTGGAGGCTTGTCCTCCCTGCCGATGTCTCAATCATGCTCCCTCGTGCGCCATGGGTCAACCCACACGGTAGGTAACCTATCTCACAAAACAGAGTGTGTGGTGTGCGTTGACAACGCTGGACGTGTGTGGTATACGCGCGCGCACGTACCTATATATACCGAGAATGCGCTCAGGTGCTCATGATAAAATCATGACTACCGAGAACCTTTACGAAAGGCGGTGCAAAATTGGCAGATTCCGTCACAGAATATGCTGCGTCGGAAATGAAATATTGGTGCACCACAGGCGACTACGGGGGCACCGGATATGCCCAGGATAACCGGTGGACCTGTTATTGGAATTCCAATGATGCCGGCTGGAAAACGGGCCCTGGCGACATGGATTGCAGTAGCGGAGTAGCGGGCGCCTACAATATTGCATTCCACAATGTCTGGGGAACCGGCTGGGACGACCCGATCATGTTCCCGCGGACCGGCGAAACGTGGACCGAAACCCTGAATTCCCTGGCCGCGAATCGCGGTTTCATGGACATTGGGGACACATGGTACGGGTCCACGCCGTCGGGCGGATTTCATGTCGGCGACATGGTCCTGAAAACCACGGGAGACGGCGGACATGTCGCAATGTGTGTGCGCGAAGACGACGGCTCGTTCAACGCGGGCGACCCGCTCCTCGCCGAGGCATGGATTAACGAGAACGGCGAAATTGCGGAAGGGCAGATGGGGGATCAGACCGGCTATGAAACACATGTAGTCAGGTACAGTAGTCACCCGATGACTGTCGCGGCCTCGTGGTCCACATGCATCCGTTTTGGAAAGCGGAACGATTCTGATAATGGGCATGAGTCCGCCGGCTCGTACCGCCTTTCTTCTATTCAGGAGGCTGTTCTCAGGGCTGCCGATGCGGAGAATTGCCCGTGGTGGGCCGCCCTGGCGTGCCTGTGGATGGAAACCGGTGAACGTGGCGCGAACATTTACGGGCACGACGCCGGCGGTGCTGGCCCGCACGGTGAGGAAGTGACCGAGGAGAATTTCCGTGAATTTCTTGCGGCGATTCGAGATGGCGAAACCTCGAACGGCGTTGGGCCTTTGCAGATTACGTATCCGGGTTATTTCCTGGATGACCCGGATCGTGAATGGTGGATGCCGGAGAGGTCGGCTGAGGTCGGCTGCCGTATTCTTCGTGATCTTATCAACGCTGAAGGCGATTCTTATGAGGCCTTGAAGCGTGTTGGGTCGCGGTATAATTCAGGGAATCCGTATGACGCGTATGAGTCTTATGGGATTCTTTTCAGTAATCGTTGCAAGTCTTGGTATGATTATGGTCGTCCTTCTGGGGGCGCCGGAGAGGATTTTTGGAATATGAGCGAGGGCGTTGATCTGCTTAGGGAGATTCGTGACCTTTTCCGTAGTGGAAAGGCTGGGGATCATTTTGCGGGTGACATGAATTGGTACGCTAAGGCCACCTATGAGGAGGTTAAGTCTATTCACGCTTCTGTGGATCAGATTCTGCATTCTGTGACTCCGGGTCAGGAGAATGTTCGCGAGGCGGGCGCGATTTATGGTGCTGTGAACGAGATTCGTAAGGCCGTGTCTACGCCGTCGTCTTTGCAGGCGCATGATGGTGTTGCAGAGTCTCCGACTCCGGAGTCTCCTGCCCCGGAGCAGAATTCCTGACGCGACATGTTGGTGTTCCATCGTGGCATATTCGCTTAGCGTTATGCTGGGCGTCGTGTCATGATGGGTACGACATGCGGGGAGCTTCACTCTCTTCCCTCTCCGTGATCTCCTATGACAGTGGTAGAGCGAGTCCCCGGACGGTCAATGAAAGATCGTCCGGGGACTCGCTTTTGTTGTGTGCTATACTTTCTTGCGTACCGCTTATTGGTTAATACACAAATATTCTCCTACGCGTTCCGACGGTACAACAAGAGAATACTATCGCCCTCATGTTTCCTACGCATTTATCCCCTCGAACTCTAGGAATTGACGTGAGGGCGATAGTATACAATCCATCCAATGAAAGTGAAAATTAGAGTGACTAAGTCGCTTTATGTTACTGTTATTTTTGCGGCCGTCATGGTGACAGCAAACACCGCACTCATGGTGTACGAAGATTTCACCAACGGCACCATGAATGTGACTCGCGATTCTCTGTGGTGTATTGGCGCGATTATTCTCTGGGCAAGCGTACGCACCGTACGGTTCATGCGGACTGTCGGCTACCATCCTGGGTTCCATAGAAAGTAACTAAAACATAACATTCCCCGCCTAGCAGCAATGATTGTTAGGCGGGGAATGTTATATAATACATATTGCAGCACTGCCAAGCAATCACAATAAAAGAGGACATTAAATACACGATGCTCAATTTCTTGAACGATGTCCTCTCAGATGCCACCCTAGTAGCTTTGGCTGCCCTTACCGGCACGATATTCTCGAACATAACGCAACGCAAAAACGCGAGAGACCAGGAGCAGATCTCAATCCTGGACATTACTGTCCGCTCTCTTTCCGAGAGGGTGACTACCCTGGAGGCCAGTCTTACGGCTGCTGAAAGAGCGGCGCGCCTGGCGGAGGATGGTCGCCGTCGGGCAGAAGTGAAATGGTGGGAGGCCGTCTCTTTCGCACATACTGTTCTCGATTGGGGTAGGTCCCTGAAAATTCTGATACCATCGGATAAAGAGTGCTCAATCCCTACTGAGCCTCAAATTCCGGAATCTATGAGGTGATTTAATAAATGTTTACTCCCGAGGTCCGCAAGTCCCTTTACGCTCTGCTCACCGCCGTTCTCGGCGTTTTTGCCGCTTTCAATGTTATTTCCGCGGACCAGGCGTCCCAGTATGCTGACGCCGCCACCCAGTTGGTCGGTGCTCTGACTCTGGCGCTGGCCACGTATCACACGCGCCCCGCTGTGACGCCTGGCCGTCACGCTGCCGGTGAGGGCGAGGCTACTGAGGATAAGGTCGCCTGACCTTCGCCTTTCACAGAACATTACTGCCCCCTACCGCCTGTCTGGTAGGGGGCAGTAATGGGTTTACGTGAAACACACGGGCCCCGGCGTCTCACGAGAAAATAACACCCGCTCCATGTCATCTCCGATGATGCGGGCGATCACGGCCTCGTCGTGGCGTTTAGTGACTGCCCACAGGAAAAGATGACGCCCCGCATCCCGCACGTCATCCGCATCCGGCTGACTCACGTCGGTTCCGGTAGGCCAAAAACCAAGAGACTTCAAAACATGGTCGGGCATGGTGGTCTTTGCCATTGCGGGAGTCTGCCAGATAATATCCCCGATCTCCCACTCCAGCACGGCATTGATTTTTACTGGGGTGAGGTCTGCGAGAAAATTGTTGCCCGGTCTAAGATCAAACCGTTCGCACACGAGAACATCTGGAGCGAATTCGTTTCGTGTGGCCAGAATGTCGTAGGCGCTGGCCGTCCAATGCTCATACTTGAATTGTTGAACATGAATGATTGAGAATCCATGGTCGTCGTGGAAGTCTCCGATGACGATTCCCGTTGACTTGCCGGGGTCAACGGCCATTACCCGTTGCATCACGCTTTTCCTCCTTTCCTCTTTCGCAAGCTCCGCCTCGACTTGTTCACGGTGGTAATATTTTTCACCGTGTCCGAACGCACTCCGTCTACCTTGAGCCACAACGTGTCCGGCGCCATCGGCTTGCCACGTCCTTTTTTCAAAGTCCACGGCGTATCCGGGTCGTCCGGGAACGGCAGATTCTTATAGCACCATATTGCACAATCCTGTGGGGAATCGAAATGGAAGTCTTCCTTCGGAATGTACCTTTTCAGGTCGTAAATGCGTCGCATGAGTGAAGGGGTAAGCCATTTCGGTAGTTCCTTGTACATGCGAAGCGACGAGCTAGTGCACGGGCAATTCACGGGTTCACCGCCGCTGAAACGCGAGACACGAATCCATTTCTCTTCCCCGCAATTCACGCAACGCATGTGAAAATACTTATGGTGATCGCTCATGAACCTGTACTCGGGGGACGTAACTTCCCACTGTCGGAAGCGGCGTCCCACCATTTCCGGCTCCTCCCCGGTCAAGTTTTTGTTCACCGGCTTGACCGGATGGAGAATGCGGCGTTCGCGACCTTTCTTTCTTGTCTTGGTGCGTATGACAGAGATTTCACCGGGACGAAATACCCCGTTCTCAGTCTCGAACTTCCATTCGAACACAACCGATGGGTTGAATTCGTTGTAGCACCATTCGATAGCTGACATCATGCCGTCGAACTCAAAATTATCTACACCATTCTCCTCTCGCCACGCCCAAATATTGAGGCGAATGTCGTTGTAGGAGCGGCTCGGCATGAGCGTCTCATTCGCTTTGCGATGGTAACGCAAATACGGCATATCCGGCGTATGGTCCAGTGCCACATCAAGATTGCATGAGGCGATTGGCTTGGTAATGTCAGGGCGCACAAAACGCCATTTCTTGTCCTCGGGAACCTCCAAGTAGGTGAAGCACCATTCCAGGGCGGCGTCCACGGAAGGGAAAAGGAACTCCCCATCGGGGACACTCATTTGAAGCCGCTCCAACCTGTTAGCAGCTAGCCTGTACAACTTGTATGACGGTTGCATCATTCGTGTTTTCTCTCTTCTCTTATTTGGTTGAATAGCGGGGGCAACAGTATTGCTGCCCCCGCTATTCAAATCATGCGACCGTACGTGTCAGAAAACTACCGACCATGCGTTCGCAGTATCCTTTTTGGCCTCGAAATCAATGGAAGAAATCTCCGCCCTCGGAGGCCAGAAAGCGGGCTTCGGGGCACCATCCTCACCGAGGATTGTGACACCGTTCTCGTCCTGCTCGTATGCGGGGCGACCGTAATCGTCGAGACGGGGCCTGGGCTTGCTCATTCGTGTCACCAGAGTTGCGTGAGCGCCCTCCAAATTCTCACACACGCGCTTCACGGTCGCGTCAATCTTCTGCGGGGACAGAAGATCGGCCCTCTCCCTGGCGTCGGCCGGCCAGAGACCGGCGGCACTGAAATACTTCGGAATGTTGAAGTGGATGAAAGTCTTCCCATTCTTGTTGATAGTGAAAACTGTGCGGTCGGTGAGGGCTTTTCCGGCGTCCTCGTCGTCACCGTCAATCATCCAATCGGTGACAAGCATCGGCCGCCCGCTCTTGGACGTGGTCATTTCAGCCCGGGTGATGAATGCTGAGTGCTTTCCGGGCTTGGGCGGCTCAAAGTTGCCGCCACCGGTAGCGACTTCCAGCGAGGAGAGGTCGGTGCCGAAATTGAAGCCAGTTGCCATAATATTAATTCCTAAACGTTTGCGCGGATGGGTTTATGAATTGCGGAGGTGTCAGTTCTCGCCATTGGCAGGCTTGCTGCGGAGTGCGACTCGAATCGCGTCGGCGGCGATAGCGAGAGTCTCAGCGGAGACGCCACGGTCAGCGGTAACAGTAATCTTAGCCATAATAGTTTCTCTCTTCCTGTATTTTGTTCAGTGGCTAGTAATGTAATCGTGGATTTTGGTCATGCTGGGGTTTCCCATTGCTGGCGGGAACCCGCGTGTCTGTTGTTTTGTCACAACGTTCGGTTTGCGAGTGTACAGAACCGGTACGGTGATTTCTTCTCCTTCCCCATTGTCCACGTTCGCCCATTCCATGTAGCCCACGAAATTGAACAATGCGGGGATGCGTTGTCCGGACTTCTGTCCCTCGAAAGACGGAGCGATGAATGTTTCCCCGGTGACCTCATTGTTTTCGCGTGCGGAATGCGTGATAGCAATGAATGAAATGTCGGGGGCGTTCAGGAATACGCTGATCGCTTTCAGTAGCGAATCGTATACTGCCCGCCATTTCGTCCATGTGTCGTTTGACACGGTTTCATAGTGGGCCAGGATGAGTTCCTGACATTTATCCAACGTGTCGAACACTACCGTCTTGTAGGGGAATCCTGTGAGGTTGCGTGCGATATTGTCGCAAAGATTGGCGCAATCAAGCCATTTGTCGCAATGGACAACGGTAATGTTTTGCAGGTTTCCCCATTCTCGTACTGGAAGTGTGCCGGATTCAAAATCGACGTACAGGACGGGCGACATGTCGTCTACCTGTGATGCCGTGGCTGCGAGCGACGTTTTGCCGACGCCGCTCACGCCGTGAATAAGCATGTTGAAATGATTATTCTGCTCTGGGTTTACGACTGTCATTCCGAGACGGGCAAGAGTGTCCTCGAAAGTCATGCTCTGTTTCACCTCCTAACCGTTAATGTTGTAGTTTTTGAATGCTTCTGTGTGGCGCTCATGTGAGCAGTACCAACATAGAGGAGACGATTGGAGACTGTCAACCCTGTCATCGTGTGACCTTGCTCTCTCCCAAATGTTTTGGAGTCTCTCTATGGCCGCGAGCGCAACGTCCTGCCGCCACGGGAAAGAGAACTCACTAATACTGTCCGGCACAACTTCTACGCTGCAGTCTCTTGAGAGAGCAACAATAGAACAATGAGCCACCTCATGTCCGAGCTGCGTGAGACCGTACCCGTAGAGCATGATCTGAATGTAATATTTACGAAATTGACCCCCTGCCGCCGTGTTGGCGAATCTCGGTAGACCATTGTCCCATTTGATGCTCTTCCTGAATGCGGAGATCTTTTTCCGTGAGAGCAGCTTCCAGTCTAGGACTGTCGCCGCCGCAATATCGAAACGATCCACACTCCCAGAAATACGCCCATAGTCTTCAAGATCGCATACCTCTACTCTCTGCTCCACTAGAACATTCGGGTCATTCTTTGTGCGCGATTCTGCGAAAGCGTGAAACGCGGTGCCGAGAAACGGCGCCAGCGGCGTGCCCGTATTCTCCGTATCGTGTGGGATTCCGAGAAGCTTATCGGCGATGCATCGTTCGCAATCGTCCCCGATTTCACTCACACCGATGCGCGTTTGTTTGTCGCGTTCGGTGGGGGCGAAAACATTACTGACCGCGAGCGTGGCGGCCGGGCTCAAATTCAAATTTCTCTCCCTCCTGAATTGCGGCGATAGCGGCGAGCCTGACGTCGCGGTGAACTTCAATGTCCCCGCTTGC